AACGAGATGCTAGCATTCGGTAGCAGGTTGGAGATTCAAAGTAGAAATGATAACTGAAATTGAAGTCGTACCGTCTCCTGAGAGATGCGTATGCGACATTACAGGTAGATACGACAAGCAGACGGGCGAACTGGAGGGTTGGACAGTAATTGTCTGTGATAATCATTAGTTAGATTTCCAGCTAGATATTCTAAGACGAGAGAAGTTTTAGAGTATCTGGCGGGCAACCTAGCCCGAACATTAGCGACAGAGAAAGAGGATAGAAATGAAGCCTAGTAAAATAAGCTGTCGATGTGGGTCAGAGTTTTCAACTCTAGCAGAGATGTGGAAACACTGGCGAGAAGGTCACTCTAGAAAAGTAGGTCAGAAATGAGTCAGCCAGATTGGGCAGAATTAGTGTTCATGTTCAACGATGGAATTGCAGAAGCGGAAGACGGGTGTACGGTAGAACTAGACGGTAAATGCGAACATGGGTCAGCAAGTTGGTTCATAATTCTAGGGCTAATTTAGACATGGAAATTACACTAGAAAATGAAGATAGATGTAAGTTTTGTGGGGCTTCAGAAGACGAACACTGTAAAGAGTGTTGGCGGTGTGACGATGGCTCGTTTTTACCTGTACTATCGCTCCCGAAATTTATATGCGAATACTGCATAGAAAATATCGGCGACGCCGCGGGTATGGAGTATAACCGTCACGTAAGTTTAGACCGTTGGCTGTCAATTGCTAATGGAAGAATAGATCGGGGGTATATTTCAGAAAACTATAACGTGTACTAACGTTAGAAATTAGCGTTAGAAGCTGATCTTAGAATCAGCCTAGAATTTTGGACTAGATTTATGACATCTCCCGTAATAATGGAAATCTAAAGTCTAGTCAGTAATTAGAAAGAGAGCGCAAATTGGAAGCGCAGAAATTAGATAAGAAAGTACTGCTAGAAGCGGTCAAAGAATTGGGCGATGGAAGCGGACATTCGATTATGACCGAAGAATGGGGACAGAAAATAGCTTCAGCGTTTGGGATAGAAGCACCAGTTAGCAAGTTTTATCCACAAACAACAGATCCTAAAGGTGTAATGCCAAACTGGAATGAAGAACTAAACAATGGCAAGGGAGACTGGGACTATACACCATTTACAGGTGTTTATGCCCTATACCTAATTGAGAATATAGTTCATCATTTAGGGTTAGAAACTAGAGGATTCTTTGGTCGTGGAACTCAGTATAGAGCTTACCTAGAGAACGTTACAGCATACGTAGAAGGGCTAAAGTAATGATCTACCTTGACGAACTATTTGAAGATGGATTTGATGGCGATATTTTAGATTTCGTCACTACCATTGGAAGTCTAGATCGGGGAGTTGCTCCAAAGAATCTCCTTGAAACAGAAGAAGCGAATACTGCACTAGAAAATGCTTACGAGTGGGCGTGTAGAAAGGAGGGTAACGTCTACGCTCAGAACGCTAAAGCATACATTGAGAATATAGAGCAAAACCGTGAGTGGGATTCAGATAAGAACTCCGCAGACGTAATACAGATACTCTATATCCTAGAGAACCTTAGATACTGGCGTGGAAACACCGCTAGAGAAGCGAAAAAGACCCTAAAATCATACATTGAGGAGAGAAAGTAACCATGAAAATGAGTACAGAAGATAGCCTTAGAAATCTGCAAGAGATTGCCAAGTCTAACGTAAATCCGGCAACTAAAGCAGAAATGATTATGGCACAAGATCGTGGAGTATTAGGTGAGAGTGGTGTATCGGCTGAGGGACGCGTAATAGCATATGCGTTATTAGCAATAGCACATTCTATTGAACACATAGACGGGACAGATATATCAGACTCTATTAGTAGTGTTGCTGCTGAGATTAGCAACATAAACATTAGTGGTCTATGGAAGGCTGGAAGTCTATGAGCGAATACTACGGTGTACTCGATAATGGAATTGCTAAACAGAAAACCATTACGGGACATAAAACTAAAGGACTACACTCTACAACCGCAACAACGGATAATGGGGCGGTACATGTATTAGTGTGGTACAACGAAAAGACTGAACAAGATTACTGTCGCATATATCTATCGCCGTGGCGTGGAGTAGGCGAACAAGCAGAAATCTACTTTGGAGCGATGGACGAGATCACTGATCCAGAGTCCAACAACCAACAGTAAGTAGAATATAGGGGTGTAGACTTAAGGTGTAGAGATACACTAGAGTTTACACCCCTAGTTTTATTTTAGAATGACATTGAGAGTTGCAACATATTGTAATTTGTGGTATAATATCAATAGGCTAGTCAATAGACTAGACAGTAGATCTAGAGAATAGATTTAGAAAGTAGAAATAAACAATGCCTTTAAGTAAATCATTAGTTGATTGGATAGATTGTGGAGAGTATTTTGTAGATAGAGATACATCATGGGGTGATCGGGATTTAGTATCAGAAGCTAATAAAATATATGTAGAAGATATAATCCAATACGAAAAGATAGAAGATGAATGCTTCTTTGAAGATAATCATTTCTTTGTAGCAGAGAAAAGTAAAAAAGCAGAGTGGGCGCGAGACATAGCAAAACAATTAAAAGATTACCCGCTAATATTCGGAGCAGAAGACATTCTCTACGAGTTAGAAGATGAAGTAAGATCAGAAATTTGCTACGAAGAAGCATACGAATGTGCTATTAGATTTGTGAACAGTAGAGATGACATAGCTGAAACTCTAGAACAAGTTCAGACTGAAATAGCAAACTACATTGGGATAGAAATGGACGAATGTGGATACGGATATGATGATTATCCTGAACGGGAAACTGTAATAAAGGGATACCGTAGATTTTTACAAGAATGGTCTCGCCAGAATTACAAGCAACGCCCATTCCAGAGTGTAGTAGAGAGTATGCTCGGAGACGGATACAAGACTTACATTAGAGAAGGTATCCGGTACACAACCAACAAGACCTACACCGTAGTAGCGTAATAGAAATCCCATCAGATTTTGAAAGGAGCAATCTGCGTCAGTCCCGTGGACTAGAACGCAACCCCATACATTTATTATTGAAAGTGAATCTAAAAGCTAGTCAATCAAAAGACTAGACAATAGAAAGGGAATGTGCATGTGGACAAATGCTATATGCCCTGAATGTCAACGGGAATTTAACCTGTTTGATGAGAAAGATAACCAAGAGTGGTACTACGGACATGACTGCGAATCTGTAGAACTAGAAAGAGTAAAGCCATAGTTATGGACGACACAACACCAAGAGTAAAGTTTCGGCATATTCGTCTAAAGAGTGGAACAGTAGTTCTGGAGATACGACTACATGAGAATATTCACTGGACTTTTCACTCAATGAGTCATACCAGTAAGACTAATGATCTATCTGTGTTTATGCCTAACGATAAAGAGACAGAAGAACTTCTAAAGAATGTCCAATCAGAAAGGGTTGAATAATGAATCACCACGAAGATTGCCCATACCATGATGATTTTCAAGGCATCAACAATGTTAGTGAATGTTATTGCGGTGTAGTTATAGGTGACGACAACGATATGTGTGTTTGTGACTGCATGTGTAGAGAAAAAGGCTACACTGACTACGAATCGAGTGACGTTGATTACGGTGATTTTGCAGAACATCTTCAATCATAAAAAGGAGGACAGGTTTGTCTAATACATACGAGATCATAGTAGAAACAGGTTGGTCAGAAACATTTGAGGTAAAAGCAGGTTCACTTGCCGAAGCACTTGAATTGATTGACAACGATGAGATTGACCCGTTGAGTTACGGCAAAGTGGGCGATCAGAAGTACAGCCTACGTGTTGGAACCTCCAACAATGCGGTGTACAAGGAGATCATCGGCGGTCAGATTAAAAAGGAAAAGAGTAAATGAGTAACTATCCAGACGGAATGACAAAAAGAGACTGGGAATCTATTGACGGAATAGAACACCATTATCTATGCCATCAGCATGAGGACTATGTAGCGTTCTGCGTTAGAAAACAGGACGGACTTTGGTACGACAATTACGGAGAGGGAGATTTGTGTGACGAGATACACGACATTTGTGATCTCTGTGGTGACTTAGATAACGCTTGTCGATGTGAGTGTTCATGCGATGACATATACGATTCTATTGAAGCTGATCACGCAGACGCTAAGAGAGACGCTAGAAATGCAGGAGATTATTACTAATGCCTAATACATCTACAAAAGCAGGGTTCCACTACAATCAAGGAACGTATTCAGGGTGGACTAATAGAGAAACATGGGCAGCACACCTTTGGATAACTAATGAAGAAGACCTATATCTAATGGCACTTCAGACAGCTAATTCAGAAATGCTAGAGGACTGGATAGATGAGATGTTTGATCTCAAACCACAGTCCGAAAAACTAACAACAATGTTTGATGATATAGGCTCTGTTTGGAGAGTAAATTGGGGAGAAATATACGATGCAATCCAAGACTAATAAAACATACCGTTACATCGACGGGATAGAAGAACTAGTTAAACTAAATAACGTAGCAACGGCTAAAAAATACCACCGATCTATCGACATGGCTCGGTTTATTGATGAAGTAGTTGCAAAAGAAGAACTTTTTGAAGCAGGAGAGATTTACTACAAAGATATTCGCTATCTTATAACAGATACTTTTGCAATAGATGATGTCAATCAAACCGTGATTAGATGTATAGTCAAGTATGGAAAAGAACGCGACGATATCTTCTTCTTAGACTTAGACCCGAGTGCTTACAACAGGTTGCCTACAATAGAAAAGGAGACGGAATGACTCAGCGTAAATATACAGATTTGTGTAAGCACCTAGTCATAAAAATTAGTTGGGTTCCAGTCGCTCATGACACCTGCCTTGAGTGCGGTGCAAAGCGATTCAACCTGTACGGGAGATGGCAACCTATCCGATAGAAAGTTAATCCAGAATTATAGGTAGTCTCTCGTTCAAGACATGGACTTCGTAGAAGAGTCCTATATTAAACGGCCTAACTAGACAATGAACTTTGAGATCTGGATTCGGAATCTAAAGGCTGGTCAGGCTGTGAGACTTCAGACTGTTCAGTAGATTCCTGCTTCATCCAGACAGGAACGTATTCTCGGTTCTCTTTTATAGCTTCCGCAGCTACAATTCCGATATTAAAAACAGCTTCCGTTTCTGGCTTAAGGTATCCTCTCCCACCCAATACTTTTATAGCGGTATCCCCAATCTTACCCATCCTCTGTGCATTCATCCCATCAGTTATGGGTTGCCCTACAATTTCAGCAACTCGCTTAATGGACTCTGGAATAATTCTTTCTTCAAAAAACTTTTCCTTATCAAACTCTGCGTACCCGTTCTTTATCTCCGACCTAACAAGATCATGTGCTTCTGCAAATTGCTCTGATCGAGTACGCCATACACCTACAGTCTTAGGATGTAACTCTACCGCTACAGCACACTTCTTATCTGAAGTGTATTTCGGACGTTCATTTAGAAACCTTATCTGTTTTTGGGTGAGGAATGTTGACAGATTTTTGAGTTTATTATTGACAGACATCATTTATTTATGATAAAATAGAGGTAGTTCAATAACAGCTTTCGCTTAGAGACGAACAGTATGTTATAGAATATATGTTGAGAAAACCACCCGAGTAAAGGAGACTAGAACATGGGTGCTATCGACTCCGCAGTATATCAGAATACTGCAACCCCCCGCTCTATTGGTAGAGAGCCAATTGAAGCAGTTGGTATCGCAAGAGACTTAGAAATTGGAAGCGGTTTTCACTTTGACAGGAAGTGGTTAGATGTTTCCGGTGGCACTAAAGACTTGGGTACAGAGGACGCACGTAAGCGCGCAAGTTACCTAGCAGGTAGAATCACAGCCGATGCTAAGAAACTTGGGTATGGAATTGCTACCAAGCAAGTAATCTCACCTGAAATGGACTGGGATGGGTTTATGATTCTTAGAATAGAATCCTAAATTACAATAGAATATAGTCTTATTGCCTCTGCCAGTCTAACTGAGCAGGGGCTTTAGGGTTAACGCAGAGGAGAAAATATGCCACTTGAAGCATCAGACTTTAGTCCATTTACTAGTAATGGAATCACGATATCCCGTGACCCTCGAAGTCGTACTGAACTATTACGTTTAGCAAACTCAAGACTTTCAGGACAGAGGTATGGTTCAGAATTAGACGATCATCTTTCTGATGATATCTACTGCCAAAGAAGATCGGTATTAAAAAAGCTACGTCAGTTTCGTACTGTTACAGATAACCCACCAACAGATAGATACCATCCTAATAACCCACCTTTAACTAGCAGGTATTGGGGAATCAAGTACGACCCGAAAACATTAGAGAGTAGTTTTGATAGCAACATGACTATCATGTTTGGGTTTGGGTACGCACTACAGGATTTTGTATTCGGAGAGCATTCCGAAGTTCCTGTCTGGGATAACAAAGAACAACTGTGGTACTCTCCTGACGGATTAGGATTGTTAGATAGAGCAGACTTACATGAGTTCAAGACTACTCGTACATCTCCACGAAAGAAAGCTGACAGAGAATTAGGTAAGTCAGTTGAAGAAGTTATCTTCGACAATAATCCTGCGTGGTTTAAGTACATGTTAGCTGCAATGTATATGTGCAGAACTAACGAGTATTATTTATCAGTAGCTTGGGTAATCCCCGGAGAGTTTGAGACCTTTAAGATATCGGTTACAGATCAGGCTATTCAGTCTAACTGGAAGTACCTCTCAGATCGTAGGAAATTACGTAGAGATAAGTTAAGTACTTGGATTGAAGAGATAACTCCAACCGGATTTCGTATCAAAGAGAAAGCTGAACTCCCTGAAGTAAGCACACGATCAGGAGAATGGGAGTGTCGTAACTGTGAGTTCTTTGCAAGAGAACCTTGTATCAGTGAAGTACCTGCTCAGAATTTAATGGAAAGAGGTTAGTTATGCCCCACAAACATATTGGAAATATAGATGACGTTAGTGTTTATATGAACGGATTACTCTGTATTACTTGCGAATATTGCCATGCAGTTGCAACAGTTCAGATTAAAGATAGTGACTGGAACGAGGGTAATTATTAACCTTTAATAAGTTTCCGTAGGACAAGGACAGTCCTACTTATAGCCATATATTGCAGATTAACCGCACGCTCTATTTATGGCTAGTAGAGTCGGCGGTTTTTTTGTGGGTTCGCTCTCACCCCGGTAATGTCCGATACCAAAAAGGGCAAATATATACATGACGGACAAGGTATACACAACTAAAGACTTAGAAAATATAAGGCCAGAAGCAAGAGAGACCTATATAGAAGGCTGTCTTTATGAGGGTCAGATCGTAGGTTTGATTGGGCAACAAAAAGCCGGGAAGTCTTATCTATGGAATCAGATATCAGTTCATCTAGCTGAGGGTAAAGATTGGGGTAATGGAAGACTTATGATTCCAAAACCTCGGAACGTTTTGTGTGTACAGACAGAGGGTGGAGCATTAGATTTAGCTGAAAGAATAAACCCTGTAGTTAAAAGTATCGACGCAACGGGTAGAAGATGGGCTGCAAGTATTCCATCCTTGTTAGATCTACGAACAGGGGACGGACTCAGTGATATAGAAAAGGTTATTGAAGATCTTAAGATAGAGGTAATCGGGTTCGACGCATTGTATACATCTATGTCAGGGACTACCGCTAGTGATGAGAACATAGGTGCAGTCAAGCAATCTTTCCGTAGATTACAGCTAAAGTTTCCCCGACTTTCTATCGTGTACTTACACCATGAACACAGGGCTAGGTTCAATCATGAAGGGGAGAGATCAGAGAGCGCGCAGAATAGATTCGCAGGGTCATGGGCAATCATGGCTATGGTAGATATGTCATGGCATTTTACTTTAGATGAGAATCAACATGGTGAACGTAGATATTTTGAAGTAGCTAATGTTAGAAGTAGATTTCAAGGAGTCGAACCGTTCTTTGTAGATATGGATTATGATTCCGGTATTTTAGAAGCTGAGTCTTATCAGCTAAACGATTCGATTGTTCGCATGAGACTGCACATCAAATCTGTGGATTGGTTAAGTACTAAAGATTTTCATGGGTGGTGTAAAGATCAGAACATTCCCCGATCTACGGTTTACCGTAACATAGATAAACTAAAGAAGTCGGGACATATTAAGGAGACAGTACGTGAGGGGGACAAAGGTTCCATTATGAAAGGTCTCCAATGGTCGGGTCGTTAGTCTAGTCTACGTTTTGAGAATTGACTTTTCTCTCAAATTATGGTAAACTAGACATTCGTAACTAAGAAAGTGAGGTACCCCATACACAAATAATTATTGTTTTATTTTGATCTAATGAGTTGTTTTATAAAGGTATAGAATGTCTACATTAAAACTTGTGGTTAATGAATCAGAGGCTCAGTCTACATACGTAGAAACAGAGATAGTTGAGGGAGTAGTCGAGAGTTTCTCGCTAGACCCAAGCGAGCGTCCATTGAGTTCAGGACGTAACGCAGGTAAGAGACAGGCATGGTTTGTTCTCCGTATTAAGGAGATAACTGAACTGAAGTTGGTAGATGGCACAACGCCTAACGCTTCGGAGTGGTCTGTACGATACCCATATTCTCTGTGGGATGATGTGAGGAACGAACCATCCGCACCAATGAAAGATAATAAACAGTGGTTCAGTGTAGTTGTTCCTGCTTTTAAAGATGCAGGTATAACACTGAATGAAAACATTGATGACCTTATCGGTTCAGTTGCTAGGTTCGAGTACCAAACTAAAGAACTGCCTTACATGGTAGCCAAGAAAGATGAGGAACTCGGAGACCCCGATAATAACTTTATTGTTTGGGAGACTCCACCATCTGCTCCGGGTAAGCGTGACGGTGTACCAGTAAGAGTTACCGCAACTTACTCTACAGTTCTTCCTACAAAGGTTGCAGTATTCAATCCAGAGGAAGGCGTAAAACAGGCTGCTAAGTTATTCAAGCAGATCACTGATGAAGATGACTTCAAGAGTAGTGCGATGGATGATGAACTTATACAAAAAGTTCCCTCTCTCTATCGGGCTATCTCTCTGGGAGAATACGACCCTAAGTCGTTTAGCTTAGATGCGGTTACTGTTCTCTAGTCTTTAACCATAGCGAAAATAGTTAGGGGGGTTCAGGTTTTATATCTGTGCCCCTCTTGCTATTTCAGAAAGATACGTATGTTTTTTAAAGTAAAGCCGGGGGTGTTTATCAACACTGATCACATCCATCAAATCCGTAGAGAGACGCATGAAAAGGACGGTGACACAGTAGTTATTCAGTTAGGTACAGCGTTTGTTCGTATACCTAAGTCTAGTAATTGGCGTAAAGAAATACAGAGCGACACTGTTCTTTCAATAGTAGAGCAGTTATTCAAAGAAAGGAAACGTCGTGCCTAAAGAATCAGTTTTAGTTGCAGGGCCTCCCGGTAGTGGAAAGACTACATGGTTATGGCAGATGATATTCGAGCATATCCCTGAAGATCAGCCTGTATGGTTGTTCGATAGTGAGAAGAAACTCCGTGGAGTAATGGAGTTGTTTGCTACCGAAGTTCCGAAAAACGTAACAATCTTAGATGCGGTTACTGTTTCAGATATTGTCGTTGCTTTAGAGGACGAGATATACCCTGTCCTATCAGGGGAACCCGAAGGTTATGGCGTTGTTGGGATTGATATGGTAGATAAGTGGTGGGAGAAAGCGCAGGAACATTGGGTAGATGTTATGCACGACGGTAAGAAAAAGTTTTCCGACCATATCGAAGCTATTGTAAAGCGTAAGAAAGATCGGGGAGACCGAAGTCCAAGTCAGTTTGAGGATAGTTTTGTAGACTGGCCTGTTATAAAGAAGTGGCATAACGGACGTATGATTGAACCTCTGTTATACGAACAACCCTGTCATGTATTAGCGACTACAGCTACGCGTGAGATTAGGGGTGACGGCCCAATGGCAGATCGCTTAGGTGGGTCAGGAAGACTGGCTCGTTGGGAGACGATCAATCAGATGGCTGAGGGTGAGAAGAGGAATGACTTCCGTTTCACTACTATTCTCGGAGTACAGAATATCGGATTGGCTAAACCTGAGTATCAAGCTACGTTGATAAAAGATCGTACTCGTAAGTTGGGTAAGCCTACTGATCTCTATGTAAGGCAGCCGTTGATTCCAGATGATAATGGAATACATGATCTTTGGCTGGAGTTTTCTAGTCGTACTGGGGCACCAAAGTCTTTGGGGATTTCGTAAACGATGGTGGTATTCGATCATAGAGATAGAGATAAACAAACAGGTGAGCATAGATGGGCTAGTCTTGCTAAACAAGAGATGCCCTCACTTACCCAAGAGATCAAGGGACTTCCTTTAGGGGACATAGCTTGGGACGGAGTTAACCGTAAACAGTTAGCAGAGATAAAGACTGCTAGCGATTTAGTGATTTCTATTAAAGAGGGACATCTGCAAGATCAGGTGGCTCGAATGATAGATTGGAGAGAAAACGAACACGCAGGTAACGCAGACTTATACCTCATAATATGCGGTAGATTGTCGGCTGACCCTAACGGATACGTTACACATAGCAATAGTGATTGGCTCTCCCCTAAATATCACGATAAATACGGTGACATTCCTGCGAATCAAGAGAAGACTCCTGTCTGGAAGCCCGGGTCTAGACCATACACAATGATTATGTCCTATCTTACGTCTTTACAGGAGATGGGGATTACTGTTTTAGTAACAGCCCCTAACCTGTTTGGACTTACGTTTAGGACAATCTATAACCGAAGTCTAAAGAAGAAGCATCATGTACCCGCACCACGGAGAAACGTTTCAATCGTTCCCCCATCACAGCAGGCATTGTTAGCGTTGAGTAGAAAGCTAACTCATCCACAGTCCGCTTCTTTACTACAGTATTTCGGTTCGTTTCATGACGTTGTAATTCAACCTATAGAGTCGCTCGTACAAGTAAAAGGTATTGGGCACGTAACTGCTAAGGAGATTTTTGAAAATGCAAGATCAGCAAAATACATTCCATGATTTTCAGTTAGACCTCGGGAGGATAACTATAAAGGGAGAACCCACAGTAACTACTCTCGACTTTGTGCGTAGTATGAAAGATGCAGTAGCTACTTTCGACGCTAAACAAAAAGATTATGGCTCAGGTAACATAGCTAAGTTTGGGTTAGACGGGGTGCTAATCCGTATGAGCGATAAGATAGAACGGCTCATTCATCTACGAAATCAAAAGACTGACCCAGTTAATGAGTCAGTAGAAGATTCATATTTAGACTTATCTATCTACGGAATCATAGCTTTGATGTGTTTAGATGGTGTGTGGAAAGGGGTAGAACAAGGTGGACAACCCTCTCCTAGAGATTAAAAAGGAGATCAAAGGGTGTACTGCGTGTCCGTTACATGAACTAGAAAACCGGACACCTGTTACTCCAGACGATGCGGGGCGTTTCATCATGATAGTTGGTGAAGCCCCCGGTCGTGAGGAGAATAATCACGGTAAACCTTTTGTAGGAGTGTTGGGTAAATCCCTTACACAACTACTATCATCAGCAGGTCTCTCAAGAAGAGATTGCTATATAACTAACGTCGCTAAGTGTTGGCCTGATAGTAATAAGAACGGTAAACAAAAAGCCCCGACCAAGAAACAACAACAGATCTGTGGGGATAACTTTCTACAAAGGGAAGTTGAGTTAGTAAAGCCCGGAGTTATTTTAACTTTAGGGGCAACCGCACTCAAGTACTTTCTTCCTAACGACAGTATCACAGATGTACATGGACAATTATTAGAGATTAATAACACACCTCTTATTCCGATGTACCATCCCGCAGCAGCGATGTATAACCCTCAACTAAACCAAACGTTAGTTGAAGACTTCAAACGACTCCCTGATTTAATAAACCGATTTACAGAGGGAGAGTATAAGCAGGATATCCCCTGTGAAATTGTAAGAGTAGAGAGATTTTTAGAGATATTAACAGAGGCTACAGGAACAATAGCGGTTGACTTTGAGACCACAGATTTACGTACACACTTAGCCGATGTGGTAGGTATAGCTGTAGCTTGGGAAGACAAAGCGTATTACATCCCTACAACCGAAGAGAACCATGTCTGGGTAATGAGAAAACTACAACCACTCTGGGACTATCCAGAATTAGTTGCTCATAATGCTAAATATGAAATGGGAATTATCCGTAATTATGGAATAAAGCTAAAGGCTCCTTTAGAAGATACGTTGATACAGGCTGCTCTTCTTAGTAAGCCACAGCGGGGACTGAAGCCTCTGGCTTTACAAGAGTTCGGGTACAAAATGACAGAGATAGGAGAACTCATAGGCTCAGGTAAGAAACAATTAAATATGCGAGATGTGTCAGTAGATAAAGCTGCCCCCTACGCATGTGGAGACGTATTTTTTACGCGTAAATTATTTGAGGTATTCAGTAAAGAAATTCCCTCAGACGTTAGTCGGATATATAGAAGTATTGAAAGAAAGCTATTACCCGCTGTTGTAACAATGGAGCAACAAGGGTGCCGATTAGATTCTGACGCAATAGATAATGCTAGAGATCAGCTTGATGTTTTATATAACAAGGAGATGACTGAGTTTCAAACTGCTGCACTCATAGAACATAGCGTAATAGTGGAGGATGATTTCAACCCTATTAGTCCTAAGCAGTCCTTAGATTTCATGCACCAAGTCGGGGCTAATAAATTAGATAGCACTAATGCTAATGTAATGCAGGTAATAGCTTCACAGTTTCCAATAGCTAATAGGATTGTACAGTTACGACATCTAAGAAAACTCAAAGGTACTTATATAGAAGCCTTACACCGAATGCAGGGACGAGCCTACGGCTCAGTGAACCCAACTGGAACTGACACCGGAAGATTTAGCTACAGTGGGTGGAAGATTAACGGAGAACAGTGGGGAATAAACCTACAAACGATACCTAAGCCTAAGATTTGGGAAGACGAAAGTAATGCTGAAAGTAATTTAGTTAGACAATGTTTTATACCTGATGATGGAAAAGTTTTTATTGAATTAGATTATTCACAAATAGAACTACGTGTAATGGCTCATATGTCTAATGATCAAATGATGATAGATGCTTATATGAAAGGGGCTGATATTCATACTGAGATGCAACGTATGGCAAAACTAGAAGACTACATGCCTAATGCAGAGTCTGATTCAGTTCGCCGTGTTGCTAAGATTATGAACTTTGCCTTGCAATATGACCCTAATGATAGAAATGCTGCATTTGTTTTACAAAGAACTTGTGCCCAAGCGGGTGTCTTTTTATCTAATGAACAAGCTGATGATCTAGTTGCTGCTAAACGTGCTGCCCAACCCGGGCTTTCTGATTATTATGAAAAGATCAAGAATGAGATTCAATCTAGAGGATACGTAGAGACGTACCTCGGTAGGCGGTTAAGCCTGAAATGGTTGGACGGACAGGGATGGAGAGTGCATAAATCCAACGTCGAACTCTGGCGTACTGGAATAAATATGCCGATTCAAGGTACAAGCGCAGACATGATGAAGATGGCAATTATCAAATTGTTCGATGAATTACCTGATAACACTGACCTTATATGGACTGTACATGATTCAGTTCTATTACAAACCCCGGTCGGGAATGAACAGGAAATAGCAGAAAAGGCAAAGACTTTAATGGCAGAAGTTTTGCAACTAAACGTACCTGTAGAGGTAGATTACAAGATCGGTTATAACTTAGCCGATATGCACTAGGAGAACCCATGAATGAAGAAGCATTCCGATACGCAGTCGCAGCACTAGACGTTACGGAAAAAGAAGAGGAAGTAATGAGGATGGTTTGTCAAGGATTTAGTAATGCCGAGATTGCACGTATTCGTAAAACTTCGGCAGGAGCAGTAGAGAAAATGCTACAAAGAATGCGTAAGCATTATGGGATTGATTCACAGGGTACTCAGAAAAACCCTCGGATTCATTTAGTTAATTTATTCTGGCTTTCTGCATGGGATTACCGAGAAGTATTGATCGGTGGTGTTTCCAAATGATTTGTTACGAAACATATAAATACCAAATTGACCCGGTAGATATATTCGCTCCAGACGTACCTTTCAATGCAGATAACGTAAAATGGAAACCCGGAGACTACACAGTAAACTACAACGAAAAGGATGAGTGTTTTGAATTAGAGGTTACTTGGGTAATAGATCTCGATAACAAATGGAATGTTATTTAGTCTTCAAACACTTGCCGACAAACAATTAAGGCTGTTCCGCTCTCTACCTCTGGAAGCCATTGTCTCGGATTCTCTCCCCCCTCATGTTGGGCAGGAACTCCTTGAACTTCTACGTAGAGAGTTGAACTATTAGCTACATTTGTAACGGCATTCTTTCCCGGAAAATCTAACTCTAATAACGTGACGGATATAGCAGCATCATTCAATGCTTCTAATACATCATCCGCAGAAGACCATTCCCACTGATTGAGTTTTACCGTTTCTTCTAGATCAACAAGGAACGCTATCTCATGAATCTGGGGTGGTCTCTTTTTATAATAAGTAACTGGATAGAACAGCGCAGGAGTAGCTGTATTAGAATCAGTAGCTAATGTGTACCTATGCCTCCATGATCTACCTGAAAGTCCCGGGCCTCTCGTAGATGATGCACCATAACGAATTATCTTATCTGTATCTGCTGTGAATGTAGCTATCGTTGCAGAGTTAGATTGGTATGTATCTGAATACTCTAAAGCAGTTTCAACCTTAACGGTTCTGTTGGAAGTAAGTCCTTTGAAACCTCCACCACTGGCTAAAATCGTACTATCTACTTCAGACATTCCACCGTCAAACCACGGAGTTACTAATGTTCCTGATGTTGGAAACTGTCTTCCTGCATAGGTAGTATTATTTAAAGGGTCTTCTAAAATCTTTCTCAAACGGTAGAAAGTTGAATCTGAAGTTCCGGGAGCAGCGTCCTGTGCTAATACTATAAGATCAATAGCACCTCCACCTACAGTGTCGTGAAGTGCAAGAGCAGTTATAGTTTTAACAGCAGAACTACCGTCTAACGAGAATACATAATGCCATCCCTCGCCATCATAGGCAAAGACATACGCTCCTGCAACCCCACTAACCGAAGCAAATAACCATCGGTCAGATGCTACTAATGAAGTAAACCCTTTCTTTGCAGATGTCGCTAACATATCTGTAGGAGCAGTTCCTAATTCTAAAGGACTTACCTCTACCCAACTGCCGTTAAAACTAAATTTAACTAAACTCTTACCTCGGGGGATATAAAGATCACCATTCCAAACTACAGGTTTAGTGTCTGTACTAGGGTGAACATCTGTTCCGAACTTAATTACTGGAAGGATGTCTGCACCACTAAGATCAACTAGATACAGTCCGTTATTTGTAACAAGATATAGAGCGGGGTCTCCGTCAGAATCGAAATACTCTACAAGTTTAGCCCAAGCATTTATGGAAGATGAATCGCTAGAGTACATGACGGATATCTCAAGTCCTGCTACATCATTCCAAGTATCCCCACCATCCGTACTCTTCTGTATCTGAAATTTTCCGTTAGACCTCTCCCAGATAACAGCATAGTGGACAAGCCCTTTGAAGATAACAACATCTAAAGGATAATCAGCCATCGGAGTACTTGCAGTAAAATCTGCAAATGCACCCGCAGCATTAATCGTAACTATCGGGTTAGCACAGGCTCCCGGAACTCCACCCCATATCTGCCATGTTCCCTGATATTCAGTAACAGCAGTAGGTCTATAGTTTGTGTATCCAGAGGTAAGGTCTTTACCTTCAGTCCAAGTACTACCATTCCAGAAAGCAATAGACTCTTCTTTTAAATCAGACCACGCATAAAGACCGGGATAATTTCCTGCTGATCTAGCTTTGAATATACCTGAATAATTATGGTCAGGTTCACTACTAGTTCCGTCGTTTGTATGGGACATAGACTGTCCGTTAGTCGGAAGTGTTACCTGACCTGCCCATCTAGTCTCTAATGTGGAATTAAAAAATCCTCTGTAACTTGGATGTCCCGTATCTGGATTAGCGGGAGGATCTCCAACTGCTCTGTAATAACCTAACCCTGAACGAAAACTTTCTTGAATCCACTGGTTAGCATTAGTTCTATCTCGCCTTTGTAAGTTACCTACAATACGAAGAGGTTCAGGCCACGGGTCAAACGCTTGAGTTCTAATCTGACCTCTAATAGCATAGTTCTTTCCATCTAACTTTACTTCGTTAGCCAATGATACCTACCGCCCGGGAGTTCTTTGGATAGTAGTGTTGAGTCTCCCGCTTTAGGGTTTGATAATCCCTTTCAAATCTATCTTCAGAAGTAAGTTGAGACGCAGCCTTAAGAACTAATAGTTCACTGTTAGCTTCAATCGTATCTGTATCGGCTGAAGGGATACTTGGGTACCCTGTTCCATGTAGTAAAAGAGTTCGATTCTCCTCTACAGGACGCAAGAGACGTAGTACTGGACTCGGGTTTCCTGAACCTGCATCTACTTCCCAATCAGTTAAAGCAATAGAATCAAACACTTCAGTTTTATTTGGATCGCTAGTAGTCGGAGCAGATCTCGCCATCTTTACCGTATCTAAAGTCTGAAGAGTACTTGGAAGAGCATAATCTCTAGACTCTTCTTCCGAGGGTATGTATGTCCATGCTACAGCTACAGACATAACAGCCCCGGCACTTATCTCTACAGAATAGATGGTACTGGGTAGTCCGGTAGTAGGACTTACAGTATGACTTACTGACATTAATTCCCAACCACCACCACCATGAGCATCACTACTTGTTGCTGTAGTTACACCATCATTGATTTTCAATGTAACTCTACTAGCTACAGTACAGTGAACTAAAGCATAAAAAGTAGGAGCCTCTCCATCATGCACTTTTGCAGTAGTTTGACTGAAAGTAAGTGTATTGCCAGATCCATTAGTTAATGTAGCAGCGTAAGGGCCACGCCTATTCAAGTCTGAATTTCTAGCAACAGCAGCACCACTACCGGATAGTGCCCAGTTATCGGGTGCAGAGGAAGTTCCGCTTGTCCAATCAGAGAACAAAGCGTTTTGAAGCACATTCCGAGTAAGGAGGCTTCTATTCCTAATTCTTCCTACATGAAAACGACGGTCTGCCCTTAACGCTGCCGATATAGCGTCGTTGTAATCACCTACTCGAAACTTTCTATGCACTTCATACTGACTTGTATTATCTGGAGTCACACTCCAGTTCGGGGAAACCGAAACAACCCCGACAGTAGTTTGTGCAGTAATAAAACGTTCCTGCCCACTACCTGTACCAGTATGTATATATATCCAAGCACCTTTTAGCCTATCCGCAGTTTGAAAAGACAGGTTACTAGCGTCTGTGATAGTGCCCGAAGCACCTGCTGTTGCAGTACCCTCTGCAATCTTATCCTGTACTCTAAAGGATAGATCGCTTCTAAGGCTTCTTCGGGTTACAGTTTCAAATACGCTGACCACAATTATTTTTTTCCTTTAGCCCGAAGGATACCTAATTTCTTTCCAAACTTAGACCATTCCGGGACTGTAACTCGTCCATCTGCAAGCATCTTAGCTGCGTATTCAGCAACTTCCCGACGCTCTTCTTTGGAATCTAGATTGCTAAAAATTGCTTGTCCCACCTGTATAAGATCACGATTCTCTTTAGACAGGAACAAAGCCCCTAGTATACCGAACATAAACTTCCTCTTACTACTTACGACATCGGCACCCACCGATGTTTCGTTACCATATTTTATTCGGCTTCAAGAACCTTCATTCCCAAAGCTATAATTCCTCCAATACTGACAGATGCGATCTCGTTAAACTCGTTGAGTATCCCGACTACCGACAATCCACCCAGTACGACAATAGCTGCAAGTATTTGAGGTCTAAGTTTACCTATCAATTATACGCCTGTTCTTCCAGTAAACCCTTGAAATACCATACGTTCAATGGCATCAACACGATCTGACAAATGTTCAAGATCATCAGGAACTCTTTGGAGCCTAAGCCATATACGAACCTGTAACCCCAATACTCCTACAAGAGACGCTGCCCCTACTCCAACTAGAGTTGAGATTACCGTATCTGTAAGTTCCATTTCTACTCTCCTTAACTCGGTGGTGAAATACTAACTTCAACGTTATCTTCGTTGACGAATGATTTATAAATCACTGACGTTGTTATTTCAAATTCTTTCGTGGCAAAACCATTGCCTAGTCCAACCTCTGAAACAAGTACTTCTAACGTCCCTGCTTTGATTCTATCCAATACGCAAGGCCCACCTTTACTATATAAGTTCGACAGTATAAGCCTGTCTATTTTTCCATTCACCCCACTTGACGCAGAAGTAATTTTTAACTGATCATAGTAACCGCCCGAAGTAAGCATGTCATCAGCCCTATTACCACCTGAGATTGCCCTATCTCTGGGCACCCCCGCAACAGCAGCTATAGACTGACCATCTGAAGCATTACCTTTTACGATTAGTTTATGCGCTTCAATGTTAGTCAACTTCAGTGAATCACAACGCCACTTTTCTACAGTCATGTGACCGACTTCCAAAAATGTTTCAGTGAAAGCCGGGTCACTACTTGCTGCGATGCCACCCACAATAACCGCATTACTCTCACCTGATGGTAGAGCTGAATTAGCATAAGCAGTTCCTAGCGTGACATCTTCGATCTGAACCAGTCCGATAGGCGTTGAACCCAGATCCAGTCTAAGAGTATTAAACTCACTGTCAGAATATATTGGACTATCAAGCGGAGCGTTATAAACACCGGGGTCTCCCGCTGCAAATGATGGTGGCTTCATGGCTTCCGCTGCTACTGCACCTGTAGCAGTCGTTGTTCCAACAGCTAATAAACCTACTGCCCACTGAGGAGAAAAGCCTAATTTCAAAAGCAGGGAATAAGGAGACCGAACAATCTGGAACGTCCGCTTCCATTTAGCTGATTCCGTTTCAAGGTAATCAACCTTAGCAAGAACCCAATCCCGCCAAACTTTAGTCTTTTTATATAAAGCAACAGGAGAACGAGCAATTATACCCGGGGCAGCATTAATTCCATAACACACCTGCCTCAATACCCAAAGTGTAATTACAAAAGGTTTGAGTAAAAGTTTTAGTACAGCTATTAAAAGCCGTTTCAGGTTTGTCATTGTTCTTTACCCTTTACCAGTAGAGACCAAAGCGACGAATAGTCTTTTTTACATCACTTGGAACTTTTTTAATTCCCGAAATTGCTTTTGATTGAGTCTTTTTTACTTTTGTTAATGGGGATGATGCAGTTTTTTTACCTGACATAACTGCCCGAGAACCTGCATACCTTAGATGATCTGCCTGAGATCCGGGTCTAAAAGTTAGCCCTGCTTTTCTAGGTTGTGCTGCTTTAGGTTTACTCTTTTTAGCAGAATTCTTTTTCTTTGGCGGGCGACCTCGTTTACGTCCGTAAGTACCTTTACCTTTTGGCATTTTTCTTCTCCGTAGCTTCCTTCTCAATATTTTGAGTCATTTCTGCTCGCATACGAGAAACTCCTGCAATCCAAAGTTCACGATCTATCCTTGTTGCAGGAGGACTTTCAGGGGCTGCCCTTACTACATCTACATCTTGCATATTAATCGACACATTACTTTCTGTAGTCATATAACCTCCTACGGCTTTTTATACCTAGCTGTATTAATCTCTTTCTACCCATTCTTGAGCAGTTTCAACCCAATCATATATTTTTCCATCAGCGGGTTTTTCTTTCCCTGCTGGCGGTTTCCATCCATTATAAGTGTCGTTGATTTGCCATGATGGATAAGGCTTTGGTGGAACAAAAGTGTCGTGTTCCTCATCTTTGTCGTACCCGATACCAGCTTCTGACTTATGTGCAAGAACCTCCCAAGTTCCACCGCCAAAAAATTCAACACACTCAGATACAGAACCATCAAATACGACAACTTGTATAACTTTACCGTTATCTATTTCTGCAAAATATCCCATATGCCTAGCCTTTTAGATAACGAATGATTACTACGCCATCACCGCCAGTATCAGACCCAGATACACCGTTACCGGAACCTCCTGCTCCTCCACCTGTTCCGTCAGTACCCGCATCACCTTTACCACCTGCGCCACCAGCGGGGACAGATTTGTCTCCATCACCGCCACCGCCTTGACCACCTTGACCACCATTGTAGTTATAGGAAACTCCTCCTCCACCACCGCCACCAGCAAACCAGCCTGAATCCCCTACTCCAGTACCAAAAGTTCCTGAGTAATCTATACCTGCTCCACCATCTCCCTCATCGGAACCTGTGCCACCGTCAGTATCATCACCTTGTGAGCCAGCACCACCACCACCGCCACCACGATGCCTACGGTTTGGATAGCCACCGTGACTAGAAAATGAATTACCTCCATCATTACCTTGACTGGTAGTACAGTCTCCACCATCTCTTGTGGCTACACCACCGGGAGCACCCGCACCACCCGCAGAACCGGAAGCGTCAGCGGAGTCGGTAGAAACTGTTCCTGCTCCACCACCATACGCTGTATATGTTGCAGAGTCCGCAGCAAGGGCACTGTTGCCTCCAACATTGCCATCACCAGCTCCTGAATCTGCACCTCCCGCACCTACAGTTACAGTCTTGTCCCCTGTTGAGGTGAACAAGCTAGAGATAGGCGAGTTACTGTTTGTAGAAGTAGTAGCAGAGTTGAATAGCGCGCCACCAGCACCTCCTCCACCACCGTTATCTGCACCTGCTGAACCACCGCCTCCTACTACTAAGAAGCTAGGGTTATCGTCACCAAGAGCTGAAATAGCAAAGGTTCCGCTAGAAGTAAATACGTGCATTGTGTATTCAGTTCCGTCAACGGTAATATCAGATTTAGTACCACCAGTTGCAGAAAAATATCCTGTCCCGGTGAACTCTTTACCGTTCAACTTGGCTAAGTCAGTGTCGTTTTGCCCGTTAATATTGGCAATACTGGTAATCGCAATACCGTTTACTGCTTCAACTTCGTTAGCCATTTACGCATGCTCAATTATGTCGTTGGATGGGTTGAAGTAGAGAGTGTTTGCTGCAACCACATACCCTATTACTTGAACAAAATCTCCGGTCGAATCTGGCGCAGTTTTTTCCGGTACGTTTTGTGAACTTGTTTCTGCTTCCGGTGTGTATACAGGTTTTCCAACTCCACTACTTGCTGAGTAATCAGGGAATGTTCCATTGTCTGTACAGAAACCTTGAAGTAGGAATAACCCTGCCGCATCTGCACTTATATCTGCTGCTGCCATAGCGACACATCTTGATGTAGCTGCTGCCGTTGCAACTGCTTTCCACATCTTGCTGTCAGCTTGCTTGAAGTAAACCACTTCGCCACGCTCTAACGCTTCTCCTGCGGTAAAGGTTGCAGTAATTCCTGAGACAGTTTCATCTGATGGAGTAGAGTCAACCTTTATATCTAAAGTTGCTTCTATTTGGTTTTCAAATACAGTGTTTCCAGCAATGCGTAACTGGTCGGTTCCATCTTCGTCATATTCGATAGTGGCATCTTGACCGTTACCAAACTTAATCTTCTTATCATCAGCGATGTAAACATCACCCCACTCAGCCGAAGTGGAGCCTATATCTGCTGTACCAACCCCAGAAGGAATAATAGACGTCTCTGCCGTAAATGTATTAGTCCTAATACCCGAAGTGCCGTTATCTATTACTCCAAAGCCATCAGCAATAGTTCCTGTCCCTAAATCTCCTACAGTAACAATAGAGCTTGAACCCGCTGCTGGCCCAACACCTAAGTTAGTTCTCGCATCCGAAGCAGATGACGCTCCAGTACCACCATCAGCAATGGGTACATCTGTTCCACCAGCCCGATAGATAATATTACCTTCAATATTTACATCCCCAGAACTAGCGCGAGATAAAGTAGTATCTGTTACGTGTCCTAGTTCTATATCCCCATCAAACCTAACAGTTCCTGAGTCTACCCAAAGAGCATGATTACGGGTTATTGTCTGATTAGTTCCTGCTGTTAATTCACCACTAATATAAAGAGTGGCAGCATCGGTAGTTGTAACTGATGAGTTAGTAGCTGCAAGAGTCGGGGCTTCTATAGCTACGTGAGTAAACTTTGCAGCAGTTCCTGACCCAGATGTATTACTATCTGTAATAGTATGAGCATCTACATGTATGACTGCACCATCCCCCGGGGTAACAGATTTATTTCCATCTAAAATAATATCCGTAGCGGTAGCAGAATTAATAACCGTATTCCCTGTACCATTCGGGGCTATAGTGATATCCCCATTAGCACCGTCGGTTATTGTGATAGTTCCAGTAGTAGAGTTTCCTGATGCAAGGGTTAAATCAAAGTTTCCACTGGACTTGAGAGTACCCGCAGCACCCCCTGTTCCCACTACAACTGTACCGTTTATAGCGACTTCACCATCTGTAGAGTTGGTTATAGTTTCGTCATTCTCTAAGATAATTCCCGCAGAACCAGTAATATCTATACTCACCGGGAATGTTACGGCACCACCATCAGCTATCGTCATGGCATTATCGCCATCCGTATAACCTATTCCCGTTGTTTGAACTTCACCGGGAACATTTATTCCCGCAGCAGCATCCAGAACTTTCAGCCCTACAGCATCACCGTTATCAGTAAAGATAAGGTCTTTGGCATTCGTAACAAGTTTGATTGTTACATCTCCAGAGTTACTCTCTGTAAATCGGAGTACTTCTGTCCCACCATCTTCAAATATAAAAATCCCCGTAGCACTATCAAGTTCAATATTTCCATCTACATCCAGAACTAAATGCGCTGCTGTAGCATCATCATCTACAGTTGTTAGGGTAGTCGCGCCGTGAGTAGTAACGGCTAAGGTTGCGAGATCACCTGTATCACTACTATCAGTAATGGTTATTGTTGAAGCATTGAGATTAATCTGATCAACTGTAAGGGTTCCAAGAGAACCTGCAAGAGCAGTTGCTGTATCGGCATTACCTTCAAGATTAGCCTTGATCGTTCCTACTGAACCCGAAACAACTTCCGATGAAATGGTAGCGTCGGGAATAAACATCAACTTATAAGAGTCGTTATCGTCTATCCCTAAGAAAGCCTTTTTAGCAGCAGACCCCGTGTGATACTGCATTGCAATACCGACGTCTTTATTGCTATCACTACCTAAATCACCACCATCAGAGGCCGTCTGTAAATGAATAATAGGATCTACATAGGTAGTGGTAGTGGAACTGATAGTTGAAGTAGTCCCACTAACCGTAAGATTCCCTGCAATAATTACATTATTGGAATCATCTATAGTGACACCACTATTCTGAATAGAGGCTCCACCTGTTCCATCCCACCTAACTATAGCGTTATCTGTAGACGAGCCGGGTACCCCTGTAAGAAGTTGTCCAGTACCTAGATATTCAACGCCCATTAGATAACACCTTTATGCTTCTCCGAAAAAGATACAGTCAATTTCACTGTCGGTGCCACCTTTACGTATGGCTTTAAACTGATCTATTTCAGTTTCCTTAGTAAGAATAAAAATATCTCCCGAAGTACTTGTAAAACCCTCAGAAGACGTAGGGTCAGTTCCATCTGCACGCCATCGAATAGACTGATCATTCACTCTTATCTGACAAGCAGTAGTATTTTCAGCAGGAATAGTAGGCCCAACAGCACTTGTACTAACCGTAACTGTGTCATGTCCCACGATTACATGAGACTCAGAATCAAAAATATTAAAACCAACTATGTTTGGCATAACACACCTTTATTAGTGGAGGCCAGCCTAACTGAATACCTCCACATTAGTTTCTACTCGAAACCGTTAAGACGAACAACGCTGTGTACGCCAGTAGCACCCACATCTACCACTATCCCAACATCGGGAGTAATAAACGTGTTTGGGGTAGCTTCAGTAAGAGCCATAGCCTCTACAAACCCTGCGGTTCCGTTAGATGCCATAACTCGTTGCCCGATAACTACAGTACCATCTGTATCAATCGCAGCATCACCCGTAGTTTGTATCCAACCGAAACTACCATCAGCACCAACACCAACGCTTACACCACAAATAGCACCTGTCAAAGTAGTTGGAGCGATAATAACCTCTTTGTAAGCACTCTTTACGAGCTTTACATCTGAAGTCGAATCAATCGCAACTGCAAGTCCATCTGCAATAGTCACGTTAGCGTTAGCTGCACTTGAAGCAGCCTCGTTAGCGGTTATTAGATACGAGTAGCCTTGTCCGGTGTCTTCTTCAATCGTAAGCGTTCCACCTACATACTCGTTTTCTACGAGAGTAACTGAAGTAGCTATCGAGATGATTGTGTCACCGATTGCAACACCCGCACCAGTACCACTTCCAGTAGGGTCTAAGTCATCATGGGCACCATCAGGTGCTTCACGCTGAACTACATTACCTGCTGCTGTAGTACCGCCGAACTCTACATACCTAAAAGTTCGGTCATTCTGTACCAACTTAGTTCCTAGTGGAAATAGTTGGGTTGTCCCGACAGTGTAAGGGTCAATGTCCCCCGGCATCGGGTCTATGTTGTTGAAGTCGAAGTTTGGGTCATAGGGTAGTTCTACTGTCTTACCGGAAGGAAGACGAAAATACCCATGAGCAACGTTTGCCATAGTTTTTATCCTCCCTATGCCACTACTGCTGAGTCTTCAATGTCGTAGATTCTACCTACAGACATACGAGAACCATCAGCTAGGTTGTAGTACATACGGTGCCTGAGACCAGAAGCATCAAAATCTTCCAAACTCGGGAAGTAATCAACCATGAGAGGCTCACCCGGAGATGCGCCATCACCACCAAATGCAAAGGTAAGACCACCTTCACCTCTGGCAACTTGTCCACGTTTGATTGCAAACACGCTGTACTGTTGATCTCCAGACGAATGTTTCGCCCGAAGTGAAGTGCCATCAGCACCAGTGTTAGCTTGTTCTGCAACAAGATAATCTGAACCGATAATTGGGGCACCGTTCCACGAAGTAACCCTGCGACCCAAATCATCGAGTGTAAAGTCGATGTTGCCGAAGGTATTTGTGGAGAGACCTGCTTCCTGCACATAGGCAGAGAGTCGGTCTAGGATTGGGTACGGGAACAACCAAAAGTCAATTCCGTACTTCATTTCACGCTCTAATTGACGCATGTTAGCAAGAGCCAATCCTGCTTCACCTTCGTCAATATTCATCGCATTAGTACTTCCACCTAGAGCGGTAGGGTAGAGCTGCGATAAGTAATGTACGCCTCTAGCTTCAGAAGAACCTGCTGCACCATTAGTCGGGTCGCCATAGATAAGATCATCATTGGCTCCCTGAACAATAGCTTTACGGTCTTCCATAGCTTGAATAGCTGCGTAGTTGTTAAAAGTTCCATAGACACCTTCAACATACTTGTTCAAAGCAGTCTGCTTATAACGAATTACCAATGATTCATTGATAGTGTCATAAGTAGTCTCTTCTGACCAAGCAAGTTGAGAGCCAATGGACGCTCGACTGGAAGTTCCTACTGTGCCTTCACGAACCCACTCAAGCTGAGTACCTGTCTGCTGCATTACAGGAAGAAGTCCCATCAAACCACCACGTTTGACGTCCTCTTCAATAATACCTGCTACACGTTTTGCCTGACTAAGTTCTTGGGCTTCAGCAAGGTTATTCCAATGACCACCTGATGCTGCCAAAACTATTTACCTCAAATTGTAATTGATTTTTTAGATGACTCTATAAGAGAACCCAGTTCATTCTGCGCTCTAGCTAAAGGGTCATCACTAACCGATTGAGTCGAAGAACCTTCAAGAGTTCCTGTACCTGCAACACTACCGTTAGGCATATTATTTTGCGAAGCGGGTTGGGGTTTAGCAGCCTCATAAATTGCTAAAAGATCGTCTAATCGCTCTACAGTTTCAGCACGATTCAAGATAGTTTCAGGGACACCGTTCTGCGCGAGTTCTTTTTTTCTATAACCTAGTAGTTGGGAATCTTTATCCGCAAGTTGTTTTTGTATAGAAGCTAGTTCGCTTGACCGTTTGGCCTCTGCCTCATCCTGTTTCCACTTATTCTGCAATGCTCTTTGACTTTCAGTAAGTTCTACAAAACCACCTGTGCTGTTAGCTACAAAACTTCCGTCCTTCAAGCCCGCAATTTCCATCTGTAGATTCTTATTATTCTCCGCTGCGGAGGCTAATTGGGAATCCAGACTAGACCTGAGACTAGAAGCATCCTTCTCGAACTTCTCCGAAAGACTTGAAATGTGGGATGTCATAGCGTCCGATATTTTAGAACGAACCGCTTCATCACTAATTTGTTCAAGTACTTCTTTAAAACTATCATCTGCCATTACGCAATCTCCTTAAACTCCCTTAACGGGGCCATCTAAGGCCAACTGTAGGCCAGTGAGCCTGATTATATATCACATTTTGTATATAGGCTAACTACTTCGAGATCCCCACATACGGTCAAGGCGGTATCTTCTTCCGTCAATTTCCCACCAATTCCTAGCTACAGGGTTAGCCCAAGTCGTAGTATAACCAAAAGCCCTAAGAGCATAATCTATACGTGGATTAGTCTCCCTTAGACGCTTCTTTTTATCGTTAACTTGTCTCGTCCACGTTCTGTATAGAGGGTGGCTACGCATTACTTCAACGTGATCATCATCCCCCAAATATAGAGTACGGAAATACTCATCAACGTAACCTCCAAAGTTCATTGTATCTGCAACATCTCTTGCAACTGAAAAATACTCACCAAGATCATTACGACGCAAATGCCTCAAAGCCTTTTCAGGCTCAGTCATATTACGTTCAGTATGCTCGATAAATAATTCCCGGTACTCGTTAGGAACTGCGTCCCTTAAGAATGCCTCTTGAGCATCAAAGAACTCATCGTATTCTGGAATACCATCGTTATCTTTATCTTGAGGTCTAATGGTGTAATACGTATCTAAGAGTTCATCAAAAGGATGCCTTAGACCAATAACATCAGAACCAAGACGATCTCTCAACTCTAAGTAATCTTCATGTGTTAGTGGAACTTCACTGTAATCAGCATCTGGATTTGTGATTCTATAGTCATTTATTTCTGGATCCCATTTTCTTCCAACAAGAGCATCCTTTGCTGTTGCAAGAGTTCCACGATACTCAGTAATAATGTCTCGAAGAGTTTGTCCCCCTAGTTCCCCTCGTTGCCATCGAAGGAAGTTACGATCAATCTGTTCCTTAGCATCTGTCCTTAGATTATCTACTTGCTTATAGAAATCCCGAGTCAAGTCTGAAATACGCCTTTGCTCACCACCTTCAAGTAATGCTCTAGCAGCATTAAAACCATCTGCATTATTAATCTCGAACATAGCAGCTTTGAGTGGTTTAGGCATAGGGACTACATCTAGAACAGAAATGCCATCACGACGAAGACCATCCAACTCTTTTTGAGAAAGTTTAGTCCAAGTCTTAACTGCATTATCTCGGGCTTCCCTGTACTTAACTTCAGAGTCACCTCGCCATCTAACCATGCCTAATTGGGCACTCGCCCATTCAACCCTAGCTGCATTATGTACAGCTTGTTCTAATACGTCAGCAGGAACACGACTTCCGGGAGCAGGAGTAAGAGTTTCAAAGTTTACATCTTTAGGGTTATACCCTGCTTCAATAAGATGTTTAGCTATCATGTGCTGTGAAAAACGGTCATGAAACATCGAGTTTCGCAGAGTAGCTGCAAAATTAGATATCCCCGGAATGTTCATCTGTTGAATAAGCTGCAAGGGGGATTGAATAAGATCAGGAACTACCTCACCTAATTCACCTTTTCGTTCAGGCATTCCAACAGTAGGGATTGCATATTTAGTAAAGAACCCAATATGAGGCCCGGGATAGAACCCAAACCTTTCCATTACATCTTCAGCAGCTACATACTTACCCATTACTCCTGTTTGTTCTGAAGCCGGGTATTCAGCATTTACCATCCTCTTTGTAGAATTAAAGAGGGTACCTCCAATAGGATTAAGCCCCCAAGTATCATTCCACGGTTGATCAGAAGGATGGATATACCCTTCTTCAGTTCCTTGCCAATACTTTCCGTCTGGATGGTTAGTATTAAAAGCAATGGGATGAGTAATACTAGTACGGAACAAAAACGGAAGACGCGCTGTTTCGTATTTCCAAAAAGGAAATATTGTTTTCATCACATCATCAACTACAGTTTGATCTGCATAGTTAACGAATGTCTGCTTCAAATCTTCATGTGCTTCAGAGACAGCTTTATTAAAACGAGTAAGCCTTTCTTTCAGTTTCCTTTTACTTACAGATTGAGCAGCAGCCCCGTATAGAATAACTACCTCTCCGTTTGGTTTTACGTGACGGACTCCCGCTCTTCCATCAAGTTCATCCGCAATCCCTTGAGCAAATTCGCGTATTGCACGACCTTCATTATCCGAAACTTTTATTCTAGCTGCTGCTTTTAACTCAGCCTCTAAATTGAAGAGTTGGTTTTCGTACTTCTTAAACCCATCTCCCCAATTATTTTTTAGGTTCGCAGAACCCATAACTTTTCTGTAAATAGCCCCGAGTTTATCCCGAGTTACACCTGTATGACCTGCGGAGTTAGCTTTACGGATTATAAAATCTACCCACTGTTCTTCTGTCATAAAGGCAGCGTTATACATTCCATGTACTACCGAATCAGGAACACCCCCTGTAATAGCAGCAATTTCTTTTAGCCCAATCTTGTTAAAATTCCTACTTTTTATAGTTGGAGGAGGCTTTAGATTTAAAGCATTTCTTATTTCATTTTGAGTATTTAGTCTAGCTACCGCCGCATCTTCACGCCTTCTTACAAAATCTTTATAAAAATCAGTACGTATCCTATAGTGATCTCGCCACCAAGCATCGTCTCTCATCCATCTGTTAATACCGGAAGTTGCTTGAAAACGAGCCTCTATTTCAGCATGAATACTACCCCTGTAATCAATAAGAGAACGTAGATCAGCGTTTAATCCTTGAGAAAGAGTATCTGCATACTCAACATCAGCCATCCATTTCTTTTCAGCGTCCCTTACTGCTTGAATTAATTTACCCCGCTCTTCAGCAATACTATCGACAGCCGCCTTTGTTGCGTCAGTAGCTTCAGTCCATATTCTTTGTCGGTCTTGATTCCGTACATTTGGTTGCGCTGCTCGGAACCCCGCAGTCAATTCAATATCATCAATCTTTGTAGCTAACTGATCTGTAAGGTCATACATCTGATGCGCTAAATCAGCAAACTCTTTTCTAGAACTAATGTTATTAAAAGTATCTGCTGCAAGTTGTACTGCAACACGAACACCCTCAGCCCCTGAAATATATTCTGAATATGCCTCTGCTTTAAGACCTTTCATAAACTGACGCAGTTGCCTTGTAGTTCTATTGGGATTAGCAACCCACTCTTCTAAAGATGCCCGGGTAACATCAGTAAATACAGTTTCAGAACTATCGTTAAGGTATTTGCTGATAATAGAGATCATCTCTTCTTGATCCCAAGTATCGCTTGCAAGATCTACTGAGTACTTATTTATTGCGTCTCCACCTAAATGAAGGCGCATCATAATACCCTTCTTCAAACGTTCTGCTCGATCAGGCTGCACATTAGGCAAACTCTGATTTATTAACTGCAAAAGTTCAGGCTCATTATCCAAAAGATCAGACATTATACGTTGGTATGAACGCTGCATCATGAAGCTGCGTCTGTACTGACGAGACCAAACAGAAGACTTATCTCTCCATGCTTTAGGGTGCATCCACCCTAGCCCATTTATAACCCTACGCTTAACCCTGTCATTCGGAAGTTTATCCATTACTGGCTGTAGAAAACGGACAGTTTCCGGTGCCCTTAAAAGTTCTTTTTGATCGACAGCCCCCGAAACACCCCGAATAAGATTATCCGAACCTAAAAGATTATCGCCTAAAAGATCAGTAGGAATATCATCAAATCCCAACATAAACTCGTTAAACTCAGCAAGACTTGATCTTGAAGTTTTAGTCTGTCCTAACATCATCCTGATCATATCTTCACCCGCATTCTGAAAAGAAAAAGCCGGGAACATAAGAACCATTCCAGAAAGAGGACGCCCAATCATGTCATAAAGAATTTTTCCCATAACAAGATTGAAGGCTTGATTTGATCTATGAATAGTATTACCAACTAGTCCTGCTATCGCTCCTTGTCTAGATTTAATTTCTGAAACTGACCCGGGTCTTTCTTTCCCCCACTTTTGCCACGGACGAACTGTTACACGTTGAGCCGTTAAATTAAAAGCCCTTCCTGCAATAGCAGCTTTAACTCGGGATACAGATTTAGAGTTTCCTACTGTAAGTTTTTGAAGTTCTTGGAAAACAGACGTTGTTCGATTTTTAACAGTGGCTCTTACAGCATCAACAGAATCGGCAGTTTGTATTCCTCCAAGTTCATCAATAATACGTTTAGCAGCTTCTTCTACAGATATCTTGCCACGGATAGCCATGTCATAAATAACTGACACAGCAACCTGCTTTTCTATATCTAAAGCGTTAGGCTTTAGGGCTGAATCAGCAAAATCAACATTATTAATTAACCTACCTAAATCCGTTTGAGATATCTCAGGAGTATCAAAAAGTATGTCTCGTAGTTCTTTTTCACCCCGACTGAGTTGAGAATCAGGCACAGTTGCCGGGTCAAGAATACGGGCTATAAATCTATCTTTATCTATAGGATCAATCTGATCAATTTGTTTACCTGTAAAAGTAGTAATAGCTTCATGAAAAACTCCCGCAGCACGAAGTCCACTCATTCTTGAAGACTGGGCACGACTATTAGGAAGTTTGCGGTATAACCTTGCTCCCCATCTAAACGGGGCTTCGACAGTTTTTATATACCCGTCTTCAAAATCTCCTAATCCAATTTTTATCTGCAAATCCCGTTTTGGAAAAGACAGTGAACGATTAGCAATATTTACTTTAGGAAGACGCGCACCTCTAATAGCAGGTAAAGCAATACGTCCTACAACTGGAACTTTTCCTAGTATTCCAAAACCTGCAAGATTTAATGGGTCTGATACTAAACCTCCAACAAACTTTTCTCCCGGGAAGATCTGTTCTCGACCACCCTCTTCTACAGGTTTTGCACGCTGTCTTGCAAGTTCATAATAGCCTTTAACTTTATTCCAAATACCCTTTTGTTCATAAATAGACTCTCGCATTTGAGACTCTAAATCTTTATGAAATTTATTTAAACTTTCAACCCTACCAAATGTAGCCATATTTATAAGACGCGTAGCCATCCCCGGCCCCACCGCGGGATTCATTAACATCGCTTCATAAACTGTAGGCCCAACTTCTTCACCAAACCATTCCATTGTTGTCCATGCAGTTTTAATAGGATTTACTAAACGAACCCAACTCGGTGCCCCTTTCCACGGAGTTTCAATTACACCCCACTTTGTACCACCGCCTATAAAAGCAAAAGCATTACGCCAGTTATTAGCCCGTCTTTGTTCTTCTAAAGTACGATCTTGCCGAGTACGCGCCCCCTCTAGTGTAAGATCAGGAGCATCTGCACGTAATCGTGATATATCTGTAGGTGAAGGGGCTGTTGCTCCTTGAGAAGCAAGAATCTGCCCTAGTCTAGTAGCTTGTGCGCTATCTTCAGCTTGCGCTCCATACTGAGGAGTACCGGGATTAAAACGTTGTCGTTCTTGTGTCATTTAAAATCCTGTTGGAACTTGTGGAGTTCTAGGTGATGTAAATAATTGTCTTTGTTGTCTACGTGCTATAGGAGCATCAAATCTTGTTCGTGCTATCTGAGACTGTCTTGCAAGTGAAAGGATACGATCTTCATCGAACTGTTGAAAGAAGTTATACTGCATTTCACCTAACCTTCCACGCTCTGCATCCCATTCAGTAGCCATTGGTTCAAACTCTTCTCCTGTCAATGCAACATACTCATCGGGCGACAGAAACCCTTTAAAGTCTTCAAACATCTCTAAAAACTCTGTTTGTAATCCCGGGACTGTATCTTGTTGAATTTGAAAAGCAAGTTCAGGCCCAACTACAGCTCCTAATATATCTTGATACTGCTCTCTAAAGGCTATCTCAGCAGCACTACGTCCTTGAATTTGAATCTGCGCTAGGAGTTGACGTTCCCGCTCTTCTTCCTCACGTAATCGTTCCTGCTCCCGCTCTTCTTCTTCTGCTTCTCTCTCTTCTTTTTCAAGTTCAAACTCTTCTTCTTTTTCTTCACGCTCCTCTTCTGCTTTCCACCGAAGAACATCAGGATCACTTTCGTAAATAGCACCGTATTCCTCAGCAAACTCAGCACTTTCAAGTAAACCTTTTTCAATAAAACCTTGAATCTCAGCGTTTAAAAGCGCATCAGAAAGGTGGCCTTCTTGCCCTTCTGGAGGATTGAATATAGTTTTGCGAATCTCATTTATTATTTGCTCTGGGGTTAACTCACTAAAAGATGGGAACGCCGTAAAGAAATCTCGTAGCCCTCCTGAATATTCAATCATTAATGACACAATAGGATTATTAACAAACTGGGATTCTAAATACCTTTCAATACCTGCTTCTAACGAAGATTGAAAAAGTTCAAGAGCAATAAACTCTTCTCTTGAAACTCTTTTCTCTTCATCATACTTACCTATTGTTTCTTGATATCCCCACTCCGTTTCAAGGAAACTTTCAGCAAAACGAATAGCATCCATCCTAAAAACATCAGGAAGATAATCAATCATCGAAGGAAGAATACCCGCTAATTCTGGGGCAAGTTCTGGCGGTTCTGGAACCGGGAAGTCATCTTCTGAAAGTTTACTTAGTTGAAACCCAAGTCCGGGAAGAGTATTAGACAGACTCCAATCAATATCAAGGGCTTTGAACGCATTTAGTATCCCAGTATTTCCATCAGCATCACTATAGGATGTGAGATATTCAATAAGAGCCTCTTGATTTGCTAATCCAAAACTAGCAACTGCTGTTAGTACAGATTCAGCAAGAGTGTTATATACATTAAAAGGGTTAGTTTCATCATCTATAGTTATAGCATCCCAAATGTCATCAGCGTTAGCTTCTGTAAGTTGCTGACCTTCCAAAGCTACAGTCAACTTATCACTTACAGCCCCATATACGTCATGCACTAACCAGTCAGGAAGATTATCTAAAACTGTTCCTAAATTATCGTTTACAAAACGAACTATCGCTAAGGATTCAGGGTCAGCCTCTCCTTTTAATGCAATAAAATTATTGTCAGGATTTTCACTGTAAGCTACTAAGGCATCAAAAAAGTCAAGGAGTACAGCATCTTCGTCAGTAGGATTAAAATCTAAAACGAGATTTCCGTGACGATCACGATCTCCTAGTTTAGGATCTCCAGCAGCTTTAAAAAGCTGTATCAAACTCAAGCCCGCAGCATCTAATTGCTCTAAGAAAGTTCGCCCTTCTTTATAGTTGCTAGTAACCATTCCTTGTAGTTCAAGATCAATCCATCTGTCAAAGTCTTCTGTAGATAGAGTCTTCCAGAAATCGTCTTTATTAGGATACAAGTCTCGGTTGGAGAGATCCCCGCTACCGGAGTAATCATTCCAAGCATCAACAAACCTTTTGTGTACTACCTCTTTCATAAGAGAACGAAATTCATATGAAAGTTGTCTGCCCCCTGTCCATGAAGAAGTATTTCCAAACTGTCTGTTAAATAAGTCAGCAAGAACCCCTTCATTAAAGGTTACATCGCTACTTTGTCTTTCAATAATTTCTTCTATATCGTCTGCAACATGGTTCTCTAATATCCACAAAGAACCAAAAGTGTCTGTTGTAGACGCTGATAACCTAGCACTCTTATATGCGTCATACCATTCATCAAAATTTTCGTCTACATGTTCTTGAATAAACTCTAGAGTTCGTGCAGTAAGACCACCCCCATTAAAATATTCATCCTCAAGTGCGCTTAGGACACCTATTTTTGCAAGATCATATGCTTGAACATCAAATAAGTCAGGGTTTCCATAAGGGTCTTGTAAAAATCCCCCTGTTTCAAACATACTTGGAATAGCAGCAATATCAATACTCGCTAACCACCAAGCATTATTTGAATTTGTAAATTCAAGATCAGATACTTGCTCATCTAAATGATTAACTAAAGCAAAGTTATCGTCCCATGCGTCTTGTAGTGTTTGTATTTCTACAGCATTAAACTCAGGATCGTCATTTTGAAGAAGTTCCATTTCTGTTCGTTGAGCAAACATCTCATCCGCAGCTTGTCGAGTTTGCTCTAGAAGATTTGCATAGCTAATAAAATCCTGAAGACCACGCTGTAGTTCAGTACTATTAATGGCATCTTCAGCAGTCGCTTCGGGATTGGACTGCATCCAAAAATAAACTAAATAATCTACAGATTGATTTATAAGTACTTCCTGACTACCTACAAGACGTTGAGATACGATATCTGCTGTACGTAAATCTTCTAGTCCGAGCGTAGGTGCTAATGCACTAAGCCCCGATCTAGACGTATCTTCTTCTTCTTCAACCTCACGTTGTTCTTCAGTTTCTGTGGCAACCTGTTCTCTCCACACATCAGTGGGTTCCCAAACCTCTTTCGGGCTTTTGCCGTATAGTTCAATAACTTCCTCTACTACTCTACTAACATTTTTAACGTTAGATAAGTTATTACTCCCAAAAAACTCATCTCCTGAAATAACGTTTACCAAGCCCTCCTGATAAGAACGACTTTTAAATCTATTACGCTCATGCTCGGGAATCCCAAGACGCTCGGCAGCTATAGCAATTACCCAATTAATATTGTCCTGATTGAACTCTGGACGAGCATCAGGATATTTTTGTTCGCCATAATTTCTAGAAATATTTACAGTAAACCACTCATTACCCGCAGAGTATTTTAGAAATTCAACAGGAACGTGTATAAAGAAATGTGTGAAATTTTTTTCTTGAATATTCTTTAGATACCAACTCGGGTATTCTATGTCGGGGCTAATATCCGGTTCTGCCATTTAAACTGCACCTTCCTGCGGAACTGCTCCGTTAGCAGTAGGCCCGATACCATTAGGTTGTCGCATTTCAGTAGACATTACACGTTGGTCAGGGTTAGGGTTTCCCTGCTGTTGATTCTGCTGTGGAGTAGCACCACCTGTAGTTCCAGCAATACTCTGTTCAATAAGTTGTATCTGTGCAGCAATAGCATCAGCGTCATACTGATTCCCTGCCATTAGACTTTGCTGTTGAAGTTCTACTAACCTTGCCCTAGCACGAAGCATTTGCATAACTGGAAGTTGTAATACATTCTGTTCTTCAACTGCAAGACTTTCTCCCGCAGCGTCGTGAACAATATCAGTAAACAACTCTTCGTACATAGTCTTAGTAGTAAATAGTGCCTGACCTCCCGGATTAGCAGTCCGAGCAATATTTACACGCTCGATAAGATCACTAGGCTGAGATAGATTTATCTTACCTCTAACATCTGTAAAGTCAGGCATTTCATCAGCAGTTATTTCTGGCTCATGAAAGTACTCGTTATTATTTGCAGAAGCATTAAACCCGACTCCCTCAATAGAGTTCGCTGAGTCCGACTTGAAAGTATCAAGAACCCATTTACCTAAACTACTATAAAGATCTTCAAGTACTACTTTAGTTTCTCCTACAGATGCAAGTGCAGCATTGAGGAGTTGGAATATAGCAAACCCTGAAAGATTTACGTCTACTCCTCCGTGCATAACATACGGAACACCCCCTCTCTGAATCATTCCGGGCCACTGTTGTTCTAAAATACTTAATGAAGGGTCAAATCCGGGAGTGTTAACATAATTAAAACCTTCACCTACTCTATAAGTAAAGACCCCAATTTCGTCATTACGCGCAAGATCCCCTGCATCAGCAGGCCCGGGGGCACCTCCAAGAGTATTTTCTTGTACCTTTAAAGCAAGTTGTCTATCTCGATGATCTTCTATTCTTTTAAGGTTATCGTTGTGGAAAAGATAAATATTATAGTTAGACTCTAAAATACTTTGAGACTGTCTCCAATCAGCGTTATGCGGAAATGCTTCCCCATTGAAGTGCCTTATCTCAACTGGAATGGTGTCAAACTCTACTTCAGTTAGTTCTCTAACTGTTCCTGCTTGGCTACCTGCAACCTGCAAACCACTATAGGTTGAATCTCGATTACTGTTTCCTCCATCACTTACGATGACAGAGTGTCTAACAACGCCATTACCGGAACCATCGAAATGTCGGGTATAGTACTCAACAAGATTAACTTCCTCAATATCATCCCGAATCCAATTACTAACAACATTAGTATCCCATCCTGTAGGCTCTTGTTCAGAAAGTAACAATAAATCTACAGGGTGTGCTTTGAAAGAACGGGCTATCTCCGCAACCCCATAATCATCTGTGCGTTCAAATACAGTTAGTGGATTCCACGGCTCCATGATTATTGTCAAAGCACCGTTAATTGTTACGGCTCGTTTATAAACACATACCATTCCAAGACGATTAGCTGCATCAGCAACAGCACGTTCAAAACGAGATTTACCTTTTTTTACAAGACGAACATCGTTCATATGAAAGAATGTTGATATAAGACGTTCCGCTTTTCCGTAACTTAACTCTACATCTTCACTAATACGAGAATGTCGTGGAAGACTCCACTCAACAGGTTGTCCCGATAAAAGGTGATTACTTAGGTCAAGATAAGAAGTAGGGTCGTTAGTTCTAAGAGGAACATTACTATCTTCTAATGCTCTAAGTCGTTCCCATTCCTGAGTAGCATCGTTTACAGTTCGGGGGTCAATTCCTCTAGTAAGAGCAATAATATCTTTTTGCCGTGAAACGCGACCTGCATGTTTTTGTGTAAGTATTTCTACACGTTTACGAACACCATCACTGTTAATTAAAATTGCCATGAGTCCTCAACTAAAAACTTTTGCAGTTCTTACTGCGCGCTTTCTATTCAATCCTGCTTGAGCTGAAATAGTACTATATGCCTGAGACCTTACTTCTGGATCAAACGCAATGAAAGCTGTAATCAATTCATCGTCATTCCCTCCGGGAGCCGCACCCATAGAACGCATCCCCGCTCCTTTTAGGAACCTGTAGTTTCGCAACTCCCGTAGAAGGTTTTCAGAATGTAGTGTGCATCCACCTTCCGTATCAAGAATATTTTTAAAATTATCTTTCAATGCAGGTTTAGTTGCTACAGTCATAGGATATCCCGGAGAAACTTTTTGAGTATTAGGTGAACGGTGCATATAAATATGTTTTACCCCGTACTCAAGTAACCAGTCGATAAATCCAAATTTAGCTAAGTTAGATTCAGGAACTATCAAACCGTGATTATATATCTCTGATATCTCTGAAACCACTTTTGCTAATTCTTTAGCAGTAACTTCTCGGCTTCTAAATGTTGCCATTTGTTCTAAAGTAACCGAGTCCCAAACAGTAATTGCAGAAAAATCTAAAGGTCTATTATTAGGATCTCGTTGCTCGCCACTGGCTTGGTCTATAGAAATAATATAAGTACGTTGGAACTCAGGCGTCTTCCATACATCAAAATTATTTATATTAGTTACTGCGGGTTTTATATGGTATGAGTTACGGTCTATAAGATTAGGTTCAAAAACAGCACTACCTACTGGAAGGAATGCTTCATCCGCAGTTTCCGGGAACTCCTGCTTGAACATATCTTCGCCAAGAGTAGCTATTTGCCATCGTCGCCATCTAAGCTGATCATCTGATAGATCATACTTTAATTTAAGGTACTGTTCGTGTTCGGTGTATTCGACTATAGGTTGTCCCCAAGTATCTCCAACAATCATTGGATACTTATATTCAGGAGCCATATACCACGGAATAAAGTGCCCGGTATACGTAACTTGAGGAGTGTCTTCATACTCACCCCCAGTTGTAGCTGCTTGCCAGAGTTCAAAGAAATGCCCGGCTTGTCCATCAGCAGTACTCTCTAATACAAGTCGGCTTCTTCCCCGTGGTAAACGAGCAATCAGACCTGACATTATCTTCTGGGCTTCCTTTGGGTAGAAAGCTACCTCAGTAAATAATGCTCGGTGTCTCGGTCTACCTCTACCTACAGTATCACTACGTATAGTTCCAGTTGTAATCCTACTAGAAAGCCCGGGGGCTACTGCCGAATGATCAAAGATAATAGTACTTTCAGTATCTTTAGTTAGCTGTGGTCTAAAGTACGGAGGCATAGAAGCCATAAAAGTATTAATTATTTGAAAAAGTTCTCGTACAGATTCATCTCTTTGTGCAACAATGATGCACTCGATTCCCGGAATTACCATACATTCTGCAAAGAACTCAGCAATAACAAGGGTACTAAACCCCATCTGAGCCGCTTTGAGAATAATATCGGTCTCAGTACGTTTATTCCAATAGTATTCTTGAGCAGGATTAAACCTAAGTGGAACTAAATCTCCGTCCTTGTTCTGTACTTTAAGGACATGCTCGATTAATGGCTTGACGTTTCCACTGGCTGCTTCATATACAACACCCTTATAGAATTGAATTTCTTCCTCTACAGCAGTTTGCTTAAGGGTATTGACCAATTCAAATGCTCCCAGATTTTATTTTGAAGAGAAGCCGGGGGTGTATGTTTGTGAGAACGCCCCTCTTGTGTAGACGATACTATCTTACAGCAAGTTTTACATTCACCACTATACCTAATTCGTCCAGAAGCATCCTTATTATTCTTACTTCTATAAACAAAGGAGTGAGACCCCGGGCACATCGACAAGAATCTCTTCATTATCAATCTGTCCCCTTTATCTGCGGGGTCAAGATATTTTAATGCTCCATTAAGCATGTAATGAAATATAGCTGCGGAATTTACTTCTACATCTCTCCAACCACAGTTTAGGCACAGCTTCGTTTCTTCATACCTATCTATAGTAACGAAACCTGAACATCTAACACACTTATCTTTAATCTTAGAAACCATACTTATTTTCCATTTTTGTCTCAGTCTCACCTATGAGTGGGACATGAGACATTTTGAGATTTTATGGGTATCCTCAGTATACATGATTGTAAGGTAGGGGTAGCAGGACATTTAAAAGTGTCCCACCGCCTACTAAAAAATGAGACTGTCTCAGGACATTCCCATGTGAGACATAATAAGAATTGTAGGGTATTCCATACAAGTTAAGATTGTAATGTCGGGGTTTTAAAAAGTCTCACTAAAAAAATCTCATGCCCCCTTATATATATATATTAATGAGACAAAATCCCGGGCTGTGAGATTCCGGGGGTTTGGGGGCGGGTTAAATAGAAAAACCCGGTCAGCCAAGAAAGAGAGAAGAAACTGAACCGGGCCTTCTATAGAGAAACGACCAAGCAACTGAAGTAGAAAGGAGTAAAACCATCAGTTACCCGAACACCTCTATTTTAATTGAACGGCTCTCTGTAGTCAAAGCAGGACATTTGCGTGCCCTTATATATATAAATGTGCCGGGGTATTTAGGTTGAGACCAGCCCCGGATTCCCCTGAGATTCCTGAGATTCCATCTTGAATCATTCTAAAAAATTAGAATACATTCCAAACCCCGGGGACAGTTTCTAAATATGCAATTTGGAATGCTCACACATGCCCCGGAGTAGGGTTTTCCAGACAAGTTCAAAAAACTGTGGCGATTATATGTGACTCCCTTTATTGGCAAAATTATCGTTTAGAAAATAGAAATAGAGGGGAGGGTATACCGTTAGGGCAGCATTTCGCGCCATCGTTTTATGTCAGAGTCTAGAGACGCGCGTACCTCAGAGAATCCCGCATTATAGAGCAAAAGTATAGAATTAGGGTAGAATTTAGCGATATTGAGTAAAATTAGATTGCAATATGTAGAATTAGAGTGTTGTTTTATGCTAGACTTTTAGTCAGTAGTTCCGGAGCGGAATTACAAAAAAGAGTTTCAATGGAGAAACAAAAATGAACGGAATAGATTGGAATGCAGTCTCAACCCCGGTTAGCACTGAAGAGTGGAGTGAAGCGCGACAGCGTGAGGGCAGAGAGTCAATGTACGCGAGTTTGGACGATTTTGTCGCAGAAATTCGCGATGGTGAAATGGTTGGATTGCCTATCTCAATGCTAGAGTCAGAATTTGGCAATGGCGTGACTGATACGGTAAAACAAGTCAAGGCTTACATTGGAAAGCTCGGAAAGAAAGAGTACGGGATTGGTAGGGTATACCGCTTCGCAGAGAGTGACGGTCAACTTCTAATCATGAAGACTACGCAAGAACAGCGTGACCAACTTCAGAAGTAGAGAGTTAGCCTAGAAATGGGTATCGGTTAGAAATAGCCGGTACCCATACGCTAACACTATTCCAGAAGGTTATGTTAGAAATTACCATCGAAGGGAAACAGTAGAAAATGAGCTTAGAATTTTGGCTAGAATTTCATAGTAGAAAGGAGGTTAGAAAATAGCGTTAGAATTTTAGGTTAGAAACCTGGCTTAGAATTTCGCATTAGAATTTCGCACTGGAAAGCGGGATTAGAAGGCTCCAAAGGCTCTTCAGTCTGGAGAGTAAAAAATTCCAGCTCGCTAGACTGGACAGTAGAAATAAACAATAGAAATAAGTTAGACAGTAAAAATAGAGAATAAGAAAAACTTGCAATTTAGAGGGGATTATGGTATAATAGAATAGTACACAAAATGTGTATAGAATACTAGATTAGAGAACTAGAGTAGAAAGGACGATCAGAATGCCAGAAGATATCTTAGTAGAACCTGATTGGCAAGGAATGTTCAGATTTGCAATGCGGATTGTAGAAACAGAAATCCCAGAAGAACGGGGACAGAAAATTGTAAACGAGATGCTAGCATTCGGTAGCAGGTTGGAGATCCAGAGTAGAAATGATAACTGAAATTGAAGTCGTACCGTCTCCTGAGAGATGCG